CAATAAATAGAAACCCCCCTTTGTACTTATCTCTGAATTCTGTTTTGGTAGACTCTCCGTGTAGAGTGTTTTCTTGTCAGTTCGTCAGTATCGTCAGTACTACCGCCAGGGTAAAAGGCCAAAATGCAACAAACCCGCACGTTAGGCTAAACTTGGGCCATGACTGCTACCGCCTTCGACCTGCAGCCCGTCAAAGCGTCCCTTGTGGCCGATCTGGTCGGGCTGATCAATATCAACCTCGCCGACTTGTTGCAGGTGAAGGCCATCACGTGCGGCAGCTGCGACGGGGTAGGCGTACTGGGCGATGCGGAGATGCGCACCGAGATGACCTGCGCTACCTGCGGCGGTCTGGGCGCAGTGGAACAGTTCGTGTTCGACATGGCCCGGATGAAGTCCGTGCAATTCGGCCGGCTGATTGAGGGTTGGGATGTAAAGCAGGGCCAGATCGTCCCGAAGCTGCGCAGCAAGGACAAATCGTTCGCCATGCTGGTCAAGCTGCTGGGCTTCGATAAGGCCATTCTCGAAATCACCAACGCGGCGCCCTTCGCCGAGTCCATCTCCGACCAGCAGCGCGAGACGTACGTGGAGCAGCTCAAGGAGCTAGCTGCCGCCGGCCTTCTGGATGCCCGCCAGTGACCGGCGCGTGCCTAGCCGTTACCCACCCGCCCAACGTGGCCGCGAGCCCTGGCGGTGGCAGTCTGCAAGCCGTGGACCCCATTCAGTTCTTGATCGAGGCGGCGCGAACCAATTACGCCGCGTTCGTGTCTGCCGTACACCGGCCGCGCTTCCGGCACTCGGCCTTCTCGGCACGGGTGTGCCGGGAAATTGACGTCTTCGTGGAAGACGTGCTGGCCGGCAAGCGCCCGGTCCTGATGCTCACGGCAGGCCCCCAGCACGGTAAGAGTTCGCTTATCGCACGCTGCCTGCCGCCCTATTTGTTCGGCCGGCTGACTGGCGAGTTGCCTGCCGTGCGTATCGCTTGCGCGTCCTATGCACTCAGTTTGGCGCGACGCAACACGCGCGACGCAGCGGGCATCATGGACGAGCCCATCTACCGGGCCATCTTCCCGCACACCGCGCTCATCGGTTTTAAGGGTACGCGCACGTCCGACGGCTTCGATGTGCCGCAAGGCGGTGGCTTGCGCGGCGTGGGCGTGGGCGGCGGCCTCACGGGTTTCTCGCTTGACATCGCCATTGTGGACGACGCCACATCCAACGCTCAGCAGGCGCTATCGACCGTCGTGCAGGACGGGCTAGAGGCATGGTACGAGTCCGTACTCATTACCCGCCTGCAACAGCGATCGGGAACCGTCATCATTGGCACACCCTGGTCAGCCAACGATCTGTTAGCGCGCGTGCGGCGTAAAATGGAAGGTGATCCGCGCTTTCGGCGGCTGTCGTTCCCGGCGCTCAACCTACCCAGCGAGATTGGCTACGACCCAGAGCTGCCGGAAGGCGCGCTCGTTCCTGAATTGCACAGCGAGGCCAAGCTGCGCGAGATGAAAGCCCACATGTCCGAGATGTGGTGGGCATCTCTTTTTCAGCAAACCCCGCTCGCAGAATACGGAGCGATCTTCAAACGCGATCATGTTCAATATTACCGACGCGCTGAGCTACCGGCGAACCTCGTTCAGTGCATAATTTCGGTTGATGCTACCTTCAAGGATGGCGACGCGAGCGATTATGTCGGCGTCGGCGTATGGGGCAAGACAAGCGACGATCGAGTGTGGTTGCTGGACTGGCGGCGTGAGAAACTCGCGTTTATGGCCACAGCATCGGCTATCGTCGATCTCAAGAAGAAGCACCCACGGGTAGCGCGCATCTACATCGAGGACGCAGCCAACGGCAGCGCCTTGATCGACATGTTAAAAAAACACATTACCGGTCTCGTCGGCGTGCCGCCGATGGGCTCGAAAGAAGCGCGTGCCCATGCGGTAAGCTGGGTCTGGCAAAATAAGTGCGTCATGCTCCCCCATCCTGACGAGAATCCCGGCATCGTGCCGGTTGTGGCCGAGATCACCAGCTTCCCCGACGTGGCCAACGACGATATGGTGGACATGATGACTATCGCATTACATCAACTATGCTTGCGGTCGCCGATCGCCTCACTTATCACAGCGGACGTATTACGGATGGCAACCCAATGACCAAGCGTCGGAACAAACAGCAAACCCCCCGCCGCCCGACCGTGCCGGTTCCGCTACCCAAGCCGGCACAACCTGGCGCGCCTGCCGATCCAGCTCACAAGGCGTTGACTGGCCCCGCCGTCGGCACTCTCGCACTGGAGAATGCGCCGCGCGGATCGGCTAGCCCGTCCATAGCCGCGGCGACCGCGCACACGGTGGACCCGAAAGCGTACCGGCAGGCGGAGCGCAAGGCGGCCGAGATGGCGCTGGACTTCAATGGCCAGTCGAGCAATGCGCTGACCTTCGTGGAGTCCACCAGCTTTCCGGGCTTTCCGACCCTGGCGCTGCTCGCCCAGCTGGCCGAGTACCGCACCATGCACGAGACGCTCGCCGACGAGGTGGTGCGCATGTGGGGCAAGGTGAAGGCCGCGGGCGACGCCTCGCCGGAGACGCTGGCCGCCATCGAGGCAGAACTCAAGCGCATCGACCTGCGTGCGCACGTGCGCCAGGCGGTCGTGCACGACCAGGCCTTCGGTGGCGCGCACATGTTTTTCAGCATGAAGGACGACAAGACCGCGCGGGATACCCCGCTGGTGTTCCGTCCGTACAGCGTGCCCAAAGGCTCGTTTATCGGCGTGCGCGTGGTCGAGCCCTACTGGGTGACGCCGAACTTCTACAACTCGATCGACCCCACGGCGGCGGATTTCTACAAGCCATCGTCGTGGTGGCTGATCGGTATCGAAGTACACGCCACGCGCCTGCAGACGATCGTGTCGCGGCCCGTGCCAGACATGCTCAAACCCACGTATTCATTCCGCGGCATCTCGATGTCGCAGCTGGCCATTCCCTACGTCGACAACTGGCTGCGCACGCGCCAGTCGGTCAGCGACACGGTCAAGCAGTTCAGTGTGTCAGGCGTGGCGATGGATCTGGCTCAGGCCTTGCAGCCGGGCGCGAACGTCGAGCTGCAGCAGCGCGCCATGCTGATCAACGCGTACCGCGACAACCGCAATCTGATGTTGCTGGACAAGGCGACCGAGGAGTTCTTTCAGGTCAATACGCCGCTGTCCGGGCTTGATGCGCTCCAGGCGCAGAGTCAGGAGCAGATGTCGGCCGTGTCGCATATCCCGCTGGTCAAGCTGCTAGGCCTCACGCCGACTGGCCTGAACGCCTCCAGCGAGGGCGAGATTCGGGTGTTCTACGATTACGTGCGCGGCTACCAGAGCAACACGCTGACGCCGCTCCTGCAGAACGTGCTCAAAGTCGTGCAGCTGTCTCTGTTCGGTGCGATCGACGATGGCATCACATGGGAATGGGAGCCGCTGCAGGAACTCACCGCGCTGGAGGCGGCCGACAAGCGCAACAAGGACGCCGACGCCGACCAGAAATGGGTGGACATGGGCGCGATCAATGCGCAGCACGTCGCGCAGCGCCTGGCGGCGGATCCGTCTAGCGGCTATTCCGGTATCTTTGACGGCACCGACGCCGTCGAGCCGGCCGACGACGACATCGCAGGCATCACCCAGCAAATTCTACAGATCGGCAACGAGGGCGCCCCGAATGACAACCTCAACGAACCTGCAAGCGCCGGGCAAGAAAGAGAAGAAACTCCCGCCGATCCTGCCCAACCACGGAACGGAAGCGGCCTATAAGGCGGCGCTTGAGCGCGAAACCCGCACGATGGTCAAGAGCTACCTGTGGTGGATCTCCAATCGTTACCAGACCGCTGTGGAAGCCAATGCCGACGCAGGGCGCATCCCCGATCTAGCGCAGGACGCCGCACCGAAGACTGCGCAACAGCGCCTTCTCGCAGAGCTAGGCCGGCTGCAAAAACATTGGGAGAGTCACTTCAAGGACGTCGCCAAGCGCCTGGCTACGCGCTGGGTTGGGGCGAGCTACAGGGACAACGCGAACGCGTGGAAGGCCCAGGCGCGGCGCGCCGGCTTCACGGTAGACATGCAACGGACTCCGGCGCAGCGCGCGGTGCTGGACGTGGCCGTGCCGGAGAATGTGTCGCTGATCAAGTCCATCCCACAGCAGTTCGCCACCGACGTGCACGGCATCGTGACCCGTTCGTTCCTAGCCGGCCGCGACCTGCATACCATGGCCGACGCATTGCGTAAGCGCGGCAGCATCACCGTCGACCGTGCGGCGCTGATTGCGCGCGACCAGTCGAACAAGCTGACCGCAGATATGAACGCTGCGCGGCAACGCGAATTAAGCCTGTGGTGGGCCGTGTGGAAGCATTCGAGTGCCGGCAAGGAGCCTCGCGTCAATCATGTGCGCGCGAGCCGAGAGGAGTGGATTTTCAACACTCAGGTGGGAATTGATTTCGGCGACGGTTTTGGGTACGTACTGCCAGGAAAGGCTATACGTTGCCGTTGCGGGTCACGTACGTTGATTCCGGCGATTGGCCGCAACCTGGCTAGCGGCAAGGTGTTTGACCCCGAGAAACTAGAGCCTGTGCCCGGTTTCCCGGGCGCGTACCGCCAGCGCGACTAGATCTTTCCTTTCTCCACGCACTGGGATAGGTGGGCGTCGATAGCTTTGGTCCAAATATCCATCAAGGTGCACGTTACGTGGCGCTTCGTGGTTCGCTGGAATTTAGATTCCTCACGAATCGAATCGCGCACCTGCTCCAACGTCATCCTGCTATCTCGTTCGGCGGTCATGGGTTGTTGTCCTTGCTGAATATGAGTAGTACGCAGTCCACGGGCGAAACGTGCTGTGCGCCAACGAACTTCGACTTAGGTTTGAAGAATCGCGGCACAGCGCCAAGCTCAAGCGCACGATGAAACCAGCGGGCGTTAGTGCGGGCAGGAACGAGGAAAACGGCCAGCTCCGCATCCGGCGCAAGTTCAAGGAACGGTGCGATATTTGACCACGGTGGATTGCAGAACACGCGCTCACCAGCCCAAGGCAACTGTTCGTCAGCGGTCGATGCGCGTGGCAACAGGCCGTTCCCAGGCTCCGACGCGCCGTCAAGCGTGAAATGGAACTCAGCGTGCAGAGGGTCAAAGACCTTTGCTGGCGTGCACCGGTTCTGGCGGCGCCCCCTGCCGTACCATTGGACGTAAGCCGACTTCATCCGGCCCGGGTAATCACTGGTTACTTCTAGAACTTGGTTCATGGTAAGCAAGTCGCTCACGACTTCCCCCTCACCATCGATTCGGTCGTTTCTTCGCGTGGCGGCAATTTCCCGTCAGCCACGTTTCGGGCGATAGCTTTCTCAGTCATCTTCACGGCATGTGCGATAGCGTCATCCTTCGACCAGTCGCGATAGCAATTGTCGTGGTTGACGATGTTTATCCATTGCGTATCCCAAAGGCGAACCTCACCGGCACCAACCACCACGGGACGCTCAAGGATTTCTTTCAGTGCATCGGCGTGCTTATGAAGCCTCAGGTATTCTTCGTAAGAGCATTCGCCCTTCAGGTAGCGATTCGCGTCCTTCTTGATCGCATCCACCAGCTCCCGCATAGCGCG